AAAGAGTTTCTTGAAGCAGAAATTCATTCGCTTGAGCAAGAGTCAAACAAGGCACAAACCTTCCTGATTCAAGCCCAAGCGACGGTTGCCGCTTACAAGATGTTACTAAATAGGCTAGAGGCTCCAGAAGAGCCACAGGAGCAATAATTATGGGTTTTCAATATGACGTAAAGTCGACGGCAATTGCTGCAGCACAGACTGACGCGGCTGTTTTTGCAGGTGCGGCCCGCATCAAAGGAATGGTTATTGGTGTTCCTACTGGGGGAGGTACTTTGACCCTCAAAAATGGTTCTGGTGGCACAACCGTGTTTTCATTGGTAGTTCCAGCAAGCTCAGGGGGTGCATCAAACGTTTCTATCCCTGGCGACGGTATTCGTTGTGAGAATGGCATCTATGCCACGACTCCTGCCAACATGACTGTAACCGTGTTCTATGGCTAAGAAGACTCCTTCTCTTGCAGTAGGCCGTGGCGAAAAGCTCCCTGTGTCAAAAGGCGCAGGGCTTACTGCCAAGGGAAGAGCCAAGTACAACAAGGCTACGGGTTCTAATCTAAAAGCCCCACAACCACAAGGCGGTGCACGCAAAAAGTCCTTCTGCGCACGCATGAGTGGTATGCCGGGACCAATGAAAGACGAGAACGGGAAACCGACTCGAAAAGCTGCGAGTTTAAAACGATGGAAATGCTAGTCTGGAACTTAGTCCTTTCGGGGTTTGTTGCCGTTATTGGGTTTTTTCTTAAAGAAAAATCAGATGAGGTAAGACGTTTAAACGTTTTATTAAACAAAACTCGTGAAGAGATTGCTAAAGAGTACGTTACTAAGGCAGAAGTACACAACGATATCAACCGTGTTTTAGACCGTATTGATCGTTTGGAAAACAAAATTGACTTATTTATAAGGGAGCAAAAAAGTGCCCTCAACTAAACCTGGTTTATACGCAAATATTCATGCAAAGCGGAAGCGCATTGCAGAAGGCTCTGGCGAGAAGATGAGAACGCCAGGGGTCAAAGGCGCGCCTACCAAAAAGGCGTTTATTAAGTCGGCGAAAACCGCCAAAGTTCCAAAAAAGGGGTAGTAATATGGCAACTAAAAAGAAATCAGGTGCAATTGCCGACCGCCAGGGTCGCGCTTTAATGCCAGGTAAAATGAGCAAGAATCTTCCGATGATTGCTCCTCAATCTGCATACGCTAAGGGTGGCGACGCCAAGCCTTCAGCTTATGACAAGAAGCAAGACAAGAAGTTGGCGAGCCACGCAGGCAAGTCAGCAAAGGTAGCCCACAAACAAATGGGCGGTATGATGAAACGCGGTTGCAAATAAGGAAATATCATGACTAAGAAACGTGGCGTAGGCGCAGCAATCAAGGGTTTTGGATGTGTTACTTCAATGTCTACAGGCGAGGCTAAAAAGCCAGTTCCTGTGGATGTTGATTTTGACAAGCAAAAGTACGCAGGTACTGTAGATGTTCCTGCTGACAAAAAAGCACTTTCAATGACTTCTACAAAAGTTAAGATGTAATTTATGGCTACTTCAGGGACGACTAGCTTCGACCTGGATATTGAGGAAATCATTGCCGAGGCGTATGAGCGCTGCGGCATTGAAACTCGTACCGGGTATGACTTAAGAACGGCACGCCGGTCTTTAAATCTGCTTTTTGCAGAATGGGCTAGTCGTGGCTTGAATCTTTGGACTATTCAAGAACACACATTATCTTTGGTAGCAGGCGATTTTGAGTACGATCTGCCGGCTAATATTGTGGATGTGCTTTCAACAGTAGTTCGTTCTCCGCAGGGCAACCAAAACATTGACGTTGTTGTTAATCGTTTTAGCCAAGCAGAATGGTTACACACGCCTAACAAAGGTGGCACATTGGGCCGTCCTGCGCAGGTGTATTTCCAAAGAACAATCACACCTAAGGTGTATTTTTTCCCGTGTCCTGACGATTCAGTGCCTTACACTTTTGTGTACTACGCTATCCGTCGCATTGAGGATGCAGGCGCATACACAAACACAGCGGATGTGAACTTTAGATTTTTGCCTTGTCTAGTGGCTGGTTTGGCTTATTTCTTGTCGCTTAAAGTGGCTCCAGACCGAATTCCCCTGCTCAAGCAGATTTACGAAGAGAACTTCAAGCTTATTGGCGATGCTGACAGAGATCGTGCAAGTTATTACGCAGTCCCTGAAAGGACTATGTATCCATGAGTAGCTATGCTTACGGCAAAAAAGCGTGGGGTATATGTGACCAGTGTGGTCAACGCTTTTTGCTCAACAGCCTTCGTACTCAGTGGAATGCACTTAAGGTTTGCCAAGAATGTTATGACCCTAAGCACCCGCAGTTAGAGCCTCGCCGTAACGTTTCAGACGCAATTGCGTTGTATCAACCAAGACCAACCCCAGACGATCAGTTTAGTGTGTTTATTGGTCAGGTGGGGGACAGTGCAATTGGTTCAATTGGAATGATACCTGAGTCCTTATCTAGCCCTACGGTGGCGTATACTTTCACTGGTAATTTAACAGTAACTATTACGTAGGTAGACAATGCCAATTACTCAAACCCAAACAACGTCGTTTAAAGAGGAGCTCTATGAGGCAGTTCATAACTTTAATACGGACGTTTTCAAAATCGCTTTGTATACAAGTAGTGCTGTTTTGGGCGCTGATACTACTGTCTATACTACTGTTGGGGAAGTAGCCACTGGTGGTGGTTACACAGCCGGCGGCAAGACTTTGACAGGGGCGACTATTAATACAGGGTTTGGCACCGCTTTTATCAACTTTGACACCCCAGTAACTTGGACAGGTGCGACCTTTACTGCCAGGGGTGCTCTAATCTACAATAGCAGTAAAGGCAACAAAGCAGTTGCTGTTTATAACTTTGGTCAAGATCAAAACGCAGGACAAGCTAATTCGTTTAATGTGGTTATGCCTGCAAACACCGCCCAAGAAGCCTTGATTAGGATGTCATAATGAACTACGCAGAACTAGTTACCGCTGTTCAAGACTACACGGAAAATACTTTTCCTACGGTCGACATGAATACGTTGATTGACCAGGCGGAGCAGAAGATTTACAACTCTGTTCAGTTACCTGCCTTACGTAAGAACGTAACAGGAACATTGACGGCTAGTAACAAGTATTTAGCGTGCCCAAGCGACTTTTTATCTGTCTTCTCTTTGGCGGTAATTCAGGCAAATGGAGAATACAGCTATCTTTTGGACAAGGATGTTAACTTCATAAGAGAAGCTTATCCCAGTCCAACCACAACAGGATTGCCTAAGTTTTACGCAATTTTTGGATCACGACTAGGAAATCCAACGGATTTAAGTCTTATTATAGGCCCTACCCCTGCTTCCTCGTACGGGGTAGAATTACATTATTTCTACTATCCACAGTCAATTGTTACCGCAGGCACTACTTGGTTGGGCGAAGAGTTTGATTCAGCTTTGCTAAACGGCACATTGATGGAAGCGATCACATACATGAAAGGCGAACCAGATATGGTTTCTTTGTATAAAAACCGCTATGATGAGTCAATGTTTTTGCTTAAACAGCTTGGAGATGGTAAAAATAGACAAGATGCTTATCGTAGTGGTCAAGTTAGGGTTCCTGTTAAATGAGTAGCGTAGAAAGCACAATATTAGAAGGCGGCGTGGTAATTCAAACCACCAGTGGACGTGGCTTTTCTCCTGAAGAGATAGCTGAAAGAGCGCTTGATAAAATTATTTCTATTGGTAATGAGACTCACCCAGTGATTCGGGACCAGGCACAAGCTTTCAGAGAACACATCCGTCACGTATTGGTGCGTTACATGAAAGAAGCAATCCAGTCTGACAGGACTACTTTAGCAAACCGACTGACTCAAGCTGGTCATCCGGAATTAATTAAACTTTTGAACGAATAGGAGCCCACCATGGCAATTACACAAGCAATGACAACTTCCTTTAAGGTGCAAATCCTTACTGGGACACACAACTTTGGCACAGGTGTAATACGTGCAGCCACCACCGCTGATACTTTCAAGATTGCTTTGTACACAAGCTCTGCAACCTTAGACGCAACCACAACAACGTACACAACCTCTAACGAAGTACCTTCAACAGGTAACTACTCAGCGGGCGGCAATACTTTGACTGTTTCTCAGGTGCCAACATCAACAAGCACAACAGCCTGGTTAGACTTTGCGGATACAACATGGTCAAACGCTACGATCACGGCTAACGGCGCTTTGATTTATAACAGCACGCAAGCGGACAAGTCCGTTGCTGTATTAGCCTTCGGTGGTGATAAGACTTCTACGGCAGGTGACTTTACAATCATCTTCCCAACAGCTGACTCATCCAACGCCATTATTCGTATCGCTTAATTTAGGAGTCTCACATGGCTCTTGTATTAAAAGACCGTGTTAAAGTAACCAGCACGACCACTGGCACGGGAACTCTTACCCTTGCTGGTGCCGCAACTGGGTACCAATCATTTGCCGCTATTGGCAATGGTAATACAACGTACTATGCCATTACTGACCCAGCCACGGGCGATTGGGAAGTTGGTATTGGTACATACACGTCTTCTGGTACAACACTGAGCCGGACAACTATTCTTTCTTCCTCTAATGCTGGCAGCGCTGTAAATTTACAAGCTGGCACGAAAGAAGTCTTCTGCGTATATCCTGCTGAAAAAGCTGTATTTGAACAAGAAACTGGCGAGACTATTTTAAATAATGGTCCGATTACAGTTATTGGCAACAACGTTACTTCTTATACAAGTTTTGGGGCGTCTTTAGGTGAGTTTTACGCAAACGTCAACAGCTTTGCGCAGTTATACGTACAGAACTTGAATAATGGCGCTTCCGCCTCTACGGATATTGTTGCGTATAACAATCTTGGAGACGGTACCAATAAATTTATTGACATGGGCATTTGTGGCTCAAACTACACAGAAGCAGCGTTCCCAATTTTTACTCCAAATTCAGGTTATGTATACAACGATGGCGGTGATTTGCTTATTGGTAGTGCTACAGATGATGTAGTGTTTTTTGCTGGTGGTGTTGACACTACTGACGAAGCTTTACGCATTGACAAGACAACCAAAGATTTAACAACAACTGGCGATTTAACAGTTGGTGGTGCGTTAGATATTACAGGCGCAGCAACATTTGGCTCAACAGTTCTTTTAGACGCCAACCCAACAACAGCTTTACAAGCGGCTACTAAACAGTATGTTGACAACCAAGTTACTGCTGGATTGCATATTCACGAACCTGTAAGAGTTGAAACTGCGGCAAACCTAAATGCTACCTACGTTCAAGGTGGTACAACTTTTAACATAACAGACATTACTGGCACAGATACAGTAACTACATCTACAACGCATGGCTTGTCTGTTAACGACCAGATTTGGCTAACTACCACTGCTGGTAATGGTTTAAGTACAAATACTGCTTACTTTGTTTTCTCAGTTCCTGCAAGCAACCAGTTAACACTTTCTTTAACTTTTGATGGTACTGAGATTACAGGCTTAACCAATGCTTCAGGCTTAACTTATGCTACCCGTGCTAACTCTGGTGTTGGGGCTACTTTAACTAATGCGGGTACTCAAGCTGCGTTAACCATTGATAGCGTAGCTTTAAGTGTAAGTAATCGAGTAATGGTTCGCCTACAGACAAACGGTGCAGAAAACGGTGTTTATACAGTTACTACAGTTGGCGATGGTTCAACAAACTGGGTATTAACGCGTGCTACTGATGCAAATATGGTTAACCCAGGCGACCCTAACGGTCTTGGTACTGGAGACTACTTCTTTACAAGAGAAGGCGCTCTAAACGCTGGTGATTCGCATGTTCTGACCACAGAGCCAAACACCATGATTATTGGCTACACGTCTTTAACATATACCCAGTTTAGTGGCGGAGTTGTTTATACAGGCACAGCCCCGATTAACGTTACAGGCCAAGTTATTTCATTGACTGGTACGGTTGCGGCTACAAACGGCGGTACAGGAGTCAATACAGTCACTACTGGCGACTTGTTATATGGTTCAGCCACCAATACCTGGTCTAAGTTACCTTTAGGTGCTGGCTATAAATCATTAACTGTTAATGCTGGTGGTACTAACGTTGAGTGGAACGCTGTTGCTCTTGATCAATCCGCAGCTGTTTCTGGTTCATTGGGCGCTACAAACGGCGGCACAGGTCAAAACGCTTACACAACAGGTGATACTCTTTATAGTTCTGCTACAAATACACTAGCTAAATTAGCTGGAAACACAACAACTACACCAAAATACCTACGTCAGGTTGGTACTGGATCAGCTTCTCAGGCCCCTTCTTGGGAAACAATATCTGCTTCTGACATTGCGTCAGGAGTTCTTCCTGTAGTTAATGGCGGTACAGGTTTAAGTTCTTATACAACAGGCGACATTGTTTACGCTTCTGCCTCAGGAACTTTAGCTGGTTTAACTGATATCGCTACTGGTAACGTACTGTTATCGGGCGGCGCTGGCGTGGCACCTAGCTACGGTAAAGTAGTTTTTGGAACACATACTTCAGGAACTAACTCAGTTAGCGAGGGCGGTACAGGCGTAAGCACATTGACTGGCTTGGCTTATGGCAATGGTACTGCTGCGTTCTCTGCTGCTACGGCTTCAGAAGTAGTTGCTGTTATTGGATCTACTGCGGTTACAAACGCCACAAATGCCACAAATGCTACAACGGCGGCTTCTTGTTCTGGTAATGCGGCTACTGCTACGGTATTACAAACAGCCCGCAACATCAACGGTACAAGCTTTAATGGCTCTGCGGATATTACCGTAACAGCTAATACTACAAACACGCTTACTCGTGGCACCTATTTAACTGGTAACAACTTTAACGGTTCAGCTGCCACAACTTGGGCCGTGGACGCTGATACTGCCAACACGGCTAACAAGGTAGTTGCCCGTGATGGATCAGGAGACTTTGCGGCTGGTACTATTACAGCATCTTTGTCGGGTAACGCTACAACGGCTACCACTGCCACAACCGCTAACGCAACGGCGGCGGCTTTAACAGCTGGCACTTATTTAACCAGTGGCGGAACATTTAACGGTTCAACAGCCAGAACTTTCGCAGTAGACGCTACATCAGCCAACACGGTTTCTAAAGTAGTGGCTCGTGATGCCTCCGGTAACTTTTCAGCAGGAACTATTACAGCGGCACTTACAGGAAACGTAACAGGAAACGTATCTGGCAGTTCAGGTTCTTGCACAGGTAATGCGGCTACTGCTACTACGGCTACTACAGCAACAACGGCAACTACAGCTACAACTGCTAATGCTTTAAATACGGGTAATAACTACCAAGTTAACAGCCTAGGTGTTGGTACAGCAGGATCAGGTACTGCTGGCGAAATACGCGCCACAAATAACATCACTGCTTACTACTCGGACGAGCGTTTAAAGACTAAGATTGGTTCAATTGACAATGCTTTAGAGAAGGTTAAGCAGATTGAAACAATGGTTTATCACGCTAACGAAACAGCGGTTGCTTTGGGTTACGATGCTTCTGTTATTGAGGTCGGTGTAACTGCACAGTCAGTTCAAAGAGTTCAACCGCAAGTTGTAGCTCCAGCGCCGATTGATGATAAGTATTTAACTGTTAGATATGAACGCTTAGTACCCTTGCTGATTGAGGCAATTAAAGAGTTAGAAGCTCAAGTAGCTGAATTAAAGGCTAAATAATGTTTGCAGATTTTCCCTTAGCCGGCGCCCCGTTTGCTTCGGTCGGGCTATCTGTTGTTAACGTCTCTGTTGATGTAACAGGAGTTACGGCTACCGGTGCTGTAGGGGATGTTACCTTTAATGCTAAGGCTAACCTATTCCCAACAGGCGTTCAGGCAACAGGGCAAGTTGGCACTGTTGAGGTTGATGCTAAGGCTGATGTTTTAGTTACAGGCGTACTTGGAACCACAGAGCTAGGTAGTGTAACGATCATTGCAAAAGCCGATGTATCGCCTAGTGGTGTTGAAGCCACAGGTGCGGTTGGAACGGTAACTACACAGACAAACAACAATATTCAAGTTACGGGCGTTGTTGGAACAACAGTTTTAGGCGAAGAAGAAGTACAGGCAGAAGCCAATGTAGGTGTTACTGGCGTTCAAGCCACTGGTGAATTAGGCACTGTAGAGATTGCTTCTAAGGCCGTTGTCAACGTCACAGGGGTTGTTGGAACAACTGTTTTAGGTGAAGAAACAGTATCCGCTGGGGCTACGGTCAACGTCACAGGGGTTGCTGGAACCGTGGTATTGGGCCAGATTAGTTTAATTACTAATAACTACATCAGTGTTACTGGGGTAGTAGGCACTACAGCCCTTGGGCAAGAACAGGTTTCAGGGGACGCAAATGCCAATGTCACTGGAGTTCTTGGGACAGGAGCCGTAGGCACAGTCACCGTAGTGGCTAAAGGAAACGTCTATCCAATAGGCGTTGTAGGAACGGGTATTATTGGACAAGTGTTAGTATGGGGTCAAATAGATGACAATCAGACTCCAAACTGGCAAAATATAGACGATGGACAAACACCTGGTTGGACAGATGTTAACGATTCTCAAACACCAAACTGGTTGCCGGTAGCAGCCTAGGAGCATTAAATGTCAAGTACGTTTTCACCACTAAAAATAGAGTTGATCACCACAGGTGAGCAGTCTGGTACATGGGGCGATACTACCAACACTAACTTAGGCACTGCAATTGAAGAAGCGATTGTAGGCAGCGCCCTGGTTACGTTTGCTAGTGCGGACGTGACCTTAACGCTTACTAACGCAAACACAACCCAGACAGCGCGTAATTTACGCTTAGAGCTGACTGGCACATCAGGTGGCGCACGCAACCTATATGTCCCCGCTATTGAAAAGCCTTACATTGTTGCCAACGGATTGGCCGATGCCGTAACCGTGATCAATGCGTCAGGCACGGGCGTGGTGGTTCCTGCGGGTAAATCTATGTGGGTTTATAACAATGGTTCAGATGTGGTAAACGTTGTTTCGCACATCACTGCATTGTCTTTAGGAACTGCATTACCTGTCTCTTCTGGTGGTACAGGATCAACCTCAACTGCTTACTGTAGTTTAACCACCAACGTTACAGGCACATTGCCTATTGCTAATGGTGGTACAGGATCAACCTCGACTACATACTGTGGCCTAACCACTAACGTTACAGGCACACTTCCTGTGGCCAACGGTGGAACGGGCGCAACTACATTTACTTCAGGTGCTTTGTTAAAAGGTAATACAACCAGTGCGGTTTCTGCAGCAAGTGCCGCGGATATTGTAAGTGCCATAGGCGCTACGGCGGTTACTAATGCAACAAACGCAACAAACGCCACACGTATCGTCAACTCAGGCGGATGGAATATCACGCCAAGCGGTACGACTTTATATTTTAACTATAACGGCACCAACGTTGCTTCGTTAACATCAACTGGTGATTTAACTGTAATTGGCGACGTAACTGCATACGGTTCTGTTTAAGGAGTATTAAATGACTTTACCAGTCTCAGGTGCCATATCTTTTAATGCTATCAACGTTGAACTAGGCGTAGCAGGTACAACACAAGCTGATATTAATCAGGCGTCTTATAGAACTCTTGCTAACGTTCCTGGTTCTGGAACAACTATTTCTTTGAGTAACTTTTACGGTAAATCTAACCGTGTGG